CTGACCAGATCGATACATGATCTGCTCAATGCTGTCGTTGGGTGATGGGGTGATGGGTGGATAGAGCTCCTCCAGCTCCTGCACGAGCCGCTCGAGGGCGGGCTCAGTGCCGAAGACATCTTGTTCTGTGAGGTTAGCCATATTGCGGTAGGTTGACATTACTTGCCTCGAAGAATGCAGGCATCCTGGCTCGCTGTGTTTCAGCTAAACCCTCAGCCTTGCCATTGCGGTACAGACTATCGGACTGCCTGATCCAGAAGTCTTTGTCCAGGTACCTGTCTTCAGAGGTCCCCAGTCCATCCATCACCCAGGCAACAGTGGCCCGGCGTAGCTTGTCAAGATTGGGGGTGGACTTATAGCCGAGGTCATGGGCGACCATGCCGTGGATAGCCACGTGCGTCTGCTCGTCCCTGCTGATGTCGGAAGCCACGGTTCTGATACCGATGTCTCCGTTGAAACGGAAGAAGGGTAGCAGTACGAAGAACACCGACCTTTCGAGGATCGCCGTTTTAAGGATCGGATGCTCCGGCGCAGCGAGCCAGGTATCTCGGATGTTGCGAGCCTCTCGCTCGGCACGCTCATCACTACCGTGTACATCAACAATGTACTGGAGAGCAAGATCGTGCTTGTCTTCATCTTTCATGTTGGATAGGAGTGCGGGGATGACACCAGGATCATCAGGCAGGTCCCTCTCCAGGCCTTGAGCCAGCATCTCCTTGACAGGAAGCTCCAGGGTACGCAGGGCCAGGGCTCGAAACAGAGCAGCATCTGCCCCTTCTTTGACCTGACCCTTATCAACAGCGACAGGCGTCCAAGTACGCTTACGGGAAATTACTTTAGTGTAGCTCGACATTGTTTTACGATCAGTCTTTCGTTGTGGTTTGCATAAGCGTAAGGGCCAATCCATGAGCCAAGTCCAGCCTCATCTAAGAGGATGAGGGCTAGCTTGTCTTGGAGCTCAGGGGTGAATAACGCATCCCGACTGATGTTGTGCCTCCTTACTAAACTGGCCAGGGTACGGCCAATGAATTGATAGCGGCCCACAGCATGTAGTCGTCTCTGGTCCAGCCACTGCTGGTTGGTCAGGGTACGATCGTCATACTGTAGGTCCATGATCTCACCAACAGTCTTGTCAGTGAGGTTCTCTCCTGGGTAGAGCCCGGAGAAGTGACCACTATAGCCAAGGACACCATAGCCACCCTTGATACCTATCTGATTGATGGCATTGTAGGAGCCTACGGGATCACTTTCATATTTACCAATGACGTCTAGGGCACCACTGCAAATAGAATTATGGGAAAAAGCAGGGAACTGTAGACACAAAAAAAGGGGGACCACAAGGGCCCCCCAAAGTGTATTCGGTTTCATTACTCAGCACACGAGGAACAGAAGGTGTCCTCCTCACTACCAAAGTTAAAGATGTCGGCGTACTCCTCATCCATGATTGAACTGGCATCATCCTTACGGAGGGTGTCAGGCATCACCTGAAGAGCATAATAGAGAGAGGTCTGTGGGCTGCGGAGCCAGTCTTGAATGAAGGCCTCATCGTAGGTAACCACATCACTCCAGCTGTTGAAGCTGTAGCCATGGAAGAGACCAGTCAGGTGGAATGTCCGGACGATCTCATCAGCCACCAGCTTGTAAGCATCCCAGCCTACCTCTGAGGCGATCTCAACATCACCATAGGAAAAGCTCTCAACTCCGAAGGTTCCGGAGTCTCGATCCACATCCCGGGCAATGGGTGGGGCGATCTCAGGACAGGTGGTATTCCCTCTGAGGTCTGTGTAGCGGTAGGAGCAGCTTGCTGTGGGGGCGATGGTGAAGGCTCGATCCATCTTGTGATACCGAGCAACAGAAGAAGCACCAGCCACGGCACAGACAAACTCCCGAGCAAGACACACAGCAGGTGTCTGTTCCAGTTCATCATTGCCAAGGTTGACTTCCCGAAGGGCTTCACCAAACGCTGCATATGACACACCATGATAGCTCAGGAAGTTAGCCAGACCCAGAAGTCCGAGGCCCACTTGGCGGTCCTCTTCATGATGGAGGTACTCACCGGAGTCCGAGACGCCTGTCTTGCTATGGAGCTCGCACAGCTGGGACATACCTCTATGGAAAGCGGGCACGAGGTCATCGATTTCGCAGGCACCAAGATTGACGTGCTCGAGTAAGCAAGTTCCTCGTGACCGCAGGTAAATCTCAAGACACACGTTCCCGTAGATTCTCTCACCACTGGGATCGTACTTAACTTTATTGAGCCAGATGTCTCCGGCCTGAATGCCTTTAAGAATCGCTTGCTTGAGATCTTCGGACGCCTGGTTCCACCACTCTTCAGTGATGTCCAGACACTTTTTAATCCAGGGAAGTTCATGACGGGGTGCAGTGACAAATTCGTATGCGTCGGGGTGGTTGAGGTCTAGGTGAGCAACCACTGCTCCATTCTTGTAAACACCTCCGCGACGGAGAATTTCATTGAGGGTGGAGTAGATCTTTGCGAAGGAAACTGGGCCACTAGCCACAAGGCCCTTTCCATTCTCTTGCCCCCTTGGACGGAGCTTAGACAGGTGTACAGCGCAGCCCGCTCCGTAGCGGAGAGCATGGGACACGAATCTCCAGGATGCTTCGATTCCATTGGGTCCTTCCATTGTGTCTTCAACTACGAAGACGGTGCATGATACAGGGAGGCGGGACTCAGGATTGTCCAGCCAAGATTGAACCCGGCCAGTGCGGGCGATGAGTTGCTTCTCAGTCATTGAGTAGGTCTACGAGGTAAGGTGGTTTGTAGTTTGGTCCCTTAAGGATCTTCCCGTCTTCACGCCTGAGAGGCTTTCCGTCAACGAGTTTGGACAGGTTGGATGCATATACCCTATACAGGGCTTCATCGAGCTCCCAGCCCCTTGCAGCGGCGTACTGGAAGCATACATAGACGAGATCAGACAGCTCTTTCAGCTGTGCTTCCTCGGTCTCTTCATCAATAGCATACTCCCACTCGGCATACTCTTCAGAGATCAGTCTCCTCTGCATGGCAAGGACACTGGCATCCTTCGACGCACATGGTTGACCCATGATTGTCCTGAAGTTCAGGGCTTGGCCCATCAGATCGTGTTGATGCATGGATTTCAGTTTGGATGAGTTTGTGGATGTAGGCTTGGGCTTTGAGTAGGTCATCGAAGCGAGACTCCTCGCTCTTGTTGCCGGCTCGGCAGATGTACTTGACGACATTGCCTTCCAGGAAGTTCAGATCCTGATCGACAATGAAGTCCCACACCTGGATCTTACCGAGCTGGTAGTGGTCAGGGTTCCATTTTGTCATCAGTTGTCCTCCTGTGTGGTTGGGCGTATTGCCTCTCGGAGGTTTTCGACAACGTAATCAACGCCTGTTGGACCGAGGTGCAGGTTGTGACGCAGCCAATCAATCACCTGCTTCAACTGCCAATCAGCAGCGGCACGCAGGTCATCCTCCCTGTAGCAACATTTAGGAAGGAACTCCCTATGGATAACCTCGTTAGTCAGTGGGTGTTGGTCAGTCATCAGTTGTCCTCCTGTGTGGGGCGCATTGCTTCTGTAAGTTGTTTTTTGATTGAACCAATGTCACAGTTAGTGATGACGATTTGATCTGTGTTTCCATCTTGAACTTTCAGGATAGGGTAGTTTGAAATGCGCCGTCCCCACAAAAAAATTGCAATTTGCTTGGGACTCATGTACTTTGTTTTTGTGGGATCTTGAAGATTCACCAACAGTAGTTTTGCTTCAGTCATTTTCAGTTGTGCTCCTCAAACCATTCATCACCATAATCATCAAGGATTTGTTGAGTAAGTTCTTTCTCACTAAAATTCTTATACTCATTCACCAAATACTCATAAAGCATTTCTTCTTTAATTTGTTGCGACATTCCATCCATAATGAAATTCACATAATCATCAACAAGTTTGGTAGTCATTGGTTCTCAACTCAACAAACATACTATACCACCCCTTTAAGGAAAGAGGGGTGTGATATGGACACTTCAAAAACCGTCA